ACCGTCTTCCAGGCGGCCGTCCCATTACTGTCCGTATTCGGCGACCTGGCACAGACCATCCTACCGCCTCTGGCCGGGATCGTCGGCATGATCGCAGAGACGGTCATGCCGCCCCTGGTGAACATCCTCGAAACCCTCAACACCGCTATTATTCAGCCCCTTGTGCCTGTGATCCAAAAACTGGCCGAGGCTCTGCTACCGCCGATTGCCAAGCTCCTTGAGGCCGTATCTCCTATCCTGGAGGCAATCAGCCCCGTCCTGAGCGTGATCGGGGACGTGCTGGGGGTCATCGCCGATGTGCTGGGCTCTGTTGTCGGTTGGCTGGCCGACGGCGTGGGGGCAGTCGCCAATTTCTTCTCCGGCCTCTTCGGAGGTGCGAAGGAGAGCGAGAGCGCGGTAAATGACCTGAGCGGAGCTGTGGACGGCCTCGATGAGGCGACATCGAAGGAAACTTCCCTGGTAGTGGACACCTCCGATTACAAGAACAAGGTGGAGGGAGCCGCTGAGGCCTCCTCTGCCGCCGTCAAGGAGAGTGCCAACGAGGCGAAGGAAATTACCGACGTCAACTTCATCGCCATGGGTGCGTCCGCCACGGCGGCCTACGGAACCATGCAGACCGACGCTGAAACTGCGTGGGCCGCTATGACCTCTGCCGCCGACAACGGCACGGATCGCATTATCTCCAACTTCTCCAGGATCGCGGCGGCGGCCAAGGAAGCCTCCGCCTCTTCCAATATCAAGATCGGGGCAGACATCCCCCACAACGCGAAGGGTACAGATAACTTCGAGGGTGGCCCGACCTGGATGAACGAAGAGGGCGGAGAGCTCGCTATCCTACCCGGCGGTAGTGCCATCATCCCGGCGGATCAGACGGATCGCCTCATGCAATCCTTTACCAACAGCACCACCAACGACAACAGAAGTTCCAGCACCTCCAGCTCCACTACTGTGACCCTGGCGCCGAACATCCAGATTACAGTGACCGGGGCCGTGGACGATGATTCCCTTTCCCGCATGAAGGCGGAGCTCAAGGGCGTCTTCGATGAGCTTTACCAGGAGGCCCAGGAACGCGATTACAAAGATCGAGCCGTTCAAGCCGGTCTACTGTGAGGAGGGATGACCCGTGTATGTGCTTCAAGGCGCAAAATGTGGAACCGTCCGCTTTACCCCGGCCATCGGGACAGTAGGCAAGGAGACGGTGAGCCGTTCCAGCACCGTGACCGACAACCCGGTAGAGAGCGGCGAGAGTATCAGCGATCATGTGTTCCGTCAGCCGCGGACTATCCAACTGGCGGGGACAGTCGTTGACGGGGCCCAGGCAATCGCAATCCTTGACGCCATGTGGAAGGGTGGGGATGTCCTCACCTATACCGGGCGGAACAGGATCGAGAATCTGGTGATCCAGCAACTCCAGAGCACCCACGACGCCAAAAACCGCAAGGGCTTTACCTTTACCGCGACATTAAAGCAGATCACCGTTGGGAGTGCTGAGGACAGCGGAACGGCCTCTATGATGAGCGCCCAGGACGCGGCGGCCTCCTCGAAGGGAT